GTTGACCTTGCCGCCAAACGGCGCAGAGTCAATCCAAGTCAAAGTGCCTTGACTGGTCAAGAACCACTTTTTCTCAAAGAACACAGCCTGGATAACACGCGGTGTAGCGGCAGGATCGTTGTAAGTAAACGAGAAGGCCGCGCACAAGATGTTGTTCAGCAGCACCTGACCGGCCGTAACGTTCTGCGTGAAGTCGATGTACGGGAAGATGCCGTCGAGAGAGTCAGACAGCTTGCTGGTGGTTGAGCCAACCAGGGCGTAGACGCCGTACTCATTCATGAACAGAACTGAACGGAAGTACGGAAACACCGCATACTTCAGACGAGTACCGACTGATGCACTCACGTTGGTGTTGGTGAACAGCGTAGTGCCAGTTGTAGTTACACGTACATCCGAGAATACGTTGATGCTGTCATCACCAAAGATGTACAAAAAGTTGTTGGCAGACAGCAACTGGACAATCGTGCCGTGCAACGTTGCGTCAGTCAGCGTGATGCTGCCAGCAGAGACACTGGTGAAGTCGTTGTACTTGTCAGACGCCGAGTAGTACACCGTCCGGTCTTGCGCGATCCACACTCGACCTGAGAACGATTGGATAGCAGTCCCAGACTGCGAGAACAGGGTTGCGTTGGCCGTTGCACCGTTGCCGCCACCACCACTGATGGTGACGCTAGGCGCGCTGGTGTATCCGGTGCCACGTTCAGTTATTGTGATGCCTGTCACAACGTTGCCAGTTCTGCTGGCTGTGGCTACGGCTTGTATCCCGCCAGTTTCATTAGGCGCACCAATAACAACGTTGGGGTTAGAGGTATAGCCAGAACCGCCAGCAGTGATGTTGATGTTGGCAACAGAACCTACGCTGACTAAGTTGGTACCGTCCCAAGTTTTGTATCCGTTGGTCGGATCAATGAACAACACCCGCTCGTTCTTCCACTGGCTAATCTGAGTGCCAGTAGTAAATGTGTTGGCAGGAGCAATGTTGCCTTTGGTATTGCTGGTGAGGTTGATGTACTCGCAACGACCATCTTGCTCAACAGCAATCAGGTAGTCATTTGTATTGAGGTTGGCGCTGCTGAGATAAACAACCGTGTTGGCAAAGCTAAGGTTGGCTACGTTGGAAACGCCAGGAACAATTTTGACGTTGCCAAGGCCAATCGGCATGGCGTTCTCAATCCAAGCAAACTCGTTCTTGTCAATCGTGGTGCGGTTTGACTTGGTGTTGAGACCCTTGAAGTCCTTGATGACCTCGTAGGATTTGCGCTGTTCCGATTGCTGTGCCATGTTAGTACGGCACAGAGTAAGGTGTCGGGAGCCTGCGCGTGAAAACGGTGCTTAGAACGTTGCGAACCTGGTTCTCGTATTGCTGCTTGAAGATCTCCGACTCGCCAAACGATTGTTCCTTGAACTTGGCTTTGTGCGCTGCGTAGTACGCAACTGGCACCGTGTACGGGTCTTGTAGCTGCTCAACAGTAGAATCAGACTGCAAATCGTTAGGCAGAATAACCGTATCAAACTCACAAACGTAGTTTTGATCCGGCACAGGGCCAAAGTAGATGGTGTTCTGACCGTAGATGCTGAAAGCGATGGGCAAGCCGATGTAGTTCTGCCAGTACCGAAGCTGGGCATTGAAGTCCGTCCACGGCAGATAGCGAAGAGGTGTGCGGCTATTACCCCAGTAAACGTTGATGTTGATGACATCAAGGGTGTTGCTACCGTTTGGAAGTGACGCGTAAGAATACGATTCCTGATTGGTAGTTAACGTAAAACTTTGGAGTGTGCGAAGGCAACCAGTATCACGCACCACCCGTTCACGGGCAGAGTTGATATAGTCAGTCAGTTCAGAGTCGGAATAAAAATTCCCATTGGCATCATGCAAAAGTCGCCGGACTTCTGTGATGTAACCTGACAAAGTTGCCATTTAACGTCCATCGTTATGCCGCGTGAAGGCGTTTCACCCCCCGCCCGCGAACGGGCAGAGGGGCTACTTCGTCAACCACGGAGGGCGGTTCGTGGTTAGTTTCCGGCTTGGCAGTTGAAAACATAAACGAATTCAGCTTCTGCAACGCAGCATCAAGTTCGTTGCTGTACTTCAACCAACCAAGACGAATCAGATGCGGGGTCTTGTTATCAACCCCATATCCGAAGATGTGCTGGGCAGCGGCTTCAGGTAGGGCTACCGGCATACCAGGCTCAAAGTTATACAGAAAGCCGTGGTAGTAATCCGAGAACCCTTCAGTACCTTTGTTCGTTACCCAGATTGTAGTCATTACAGTGATACAACATCGCCATAGACATCAATGTCTACGGTGCCAGAAACAGCCGTGTTCACCTTCACAAACAACGAGCCTGCGGTGTAAACCGTAGTCAACGTACCACTTGCAAGACCGAGATCTTGATAAGTGGTCGTTGAACTAACGTTGCTCAGCACGACGTTGTTGCTGACAGCGTTCGACGCATTACCGTCGTTGCTGGTCAGAATGGCTACGTTACCCGTAGCTACACTTGCGTTGGCGTTGTTGACGGTGATCTGGCGAATGATGTATGTAGTGCCTTGCGTGACCGGAATGGTCGCCACAGCGTTACCCGTTGCTGCCAGGTTAACTTGCGACGCCATACCAAGACGCACCCGCGAGAAATTATCGGGATAAAGCGCTCCAACGTGATTCGCTAGCATGACCGCTCCTTAGCTGTTGAATTGGCCGGTAGCTGCTTGACCGCCATTGACGGTCAGCGTGGTCAGCGACTTAGCGTTGGTGGTATCAGCGTTCGCCAGACGAACATTCACACCATCCGACAGGAACAGGCCACCAACGTTAGTGGTAGTGACGTTTGCCCAGGTATTAGCGGCAGTTTGCACTTGAACATAAACGTTGACAGTCGGCTGGACGTAGTAAACGCCAGCAGTCAGGACGGTGCTGCTGTTAGCAGCGACGTTGACGACTTGGTTCTGGAAATAAGCACCGGCGGTGTTATCGACGGCGTTAGCCAGAAGGATCTTATTGAGAGCGAGTGCCATGTCTATTCTCCTTACAGGGTAACCGAGTTAAGGTTGTAGACCTGGGTCATCGACTTCGGCTTCGTGCTAACCAGTTCAGCAATGGTCAGAACCGCACCAACGTAACCAATCTGCCAGTTCGGCAGGGTCGATTCGAAGCCGGTGAACACGAACGAACCTTGATCGTGGACATACAGCGACAGATAGTTGGTGTTGAGGAAGTAGACCTTGCCTTCAGGGCAGTACGGATCCGGATAGATGGGAACGCCTGCAACCATCAGAGCGCGGAACGCAGCTTGCGGGCCATCGCTGGTATCGCTGAAGCCAGAACCAGGGGTGATCATGTACTGCTCTTGACCAACGTAGTCTTGGGCCAGCAGAGTCCAGGTACCCATGCCGCAAACACCGAACGACGGAATTTCACCGCTGTTCTTAACAGTGCCGCTGATGTACTGGAGCATGTTCTGGCGAGTCGGGTTGACGTTGCCAGCGTTGTAGACCTTCGACTTCCACCAAGTGTAGGTCGAACGATCGATGTTGCCGTAGCTGTTGGTACCCGAAGTGCCATCGTCCACAGCCAGCGGCAGACCAGTGAATTGCTGAGCATTGGTCACGTTGTTGTACAGGCTGTACGACATCGCATCCAGCATCACGTTGGTCGCGTCATTCATCCGCGCTTCAATCAGCGGGACGATAGCGTGGTCTTGCTGGACGACACCTTCCATGCCGAGGAACGGCACAGGAGCGATCATCAGCTTCAGGTTGAACTCAGCGTTGTAAGCGCCTTGCTGGACGGACGGCTGAGTGAACGAGCCGCTGTAATCCGACCATTGAGCGTTCACAAATTGCGAACCCTGAACCGGAACAGTTACGGAAGAAACACCGCCAGAGGCTTGTTGGCTGTTAGCCAGCAGAGCCGCCATGAGCGGGGTCGAGTTGTAAAGTTGAACAACCAGTTTCGGGATGAACGCCCGACGAGTTACATAGGTAAGCTCGTTATATTGGGAAGTACCCGAAGCCGGAAGAATACCGCCACCGATAGGCATATTCCATCTCCGAAAAAGTTAGTTAAGCCCTCTAGCTCACAGACCGATGGGACGCGGAGACTTCCGCAACTCACCGAGCGCTTGCATCGCGTTATCACGAGCCGCCTTAGTCGGGTTCTTCCAATACTTGTTGAGGTCGAACGCATTAAGGGGACTGCTGTTGTATCCAGTCGGAGTCGGCTCTGCTGCTTGCTTCATCCATGACCAGTACTCAGCAGCGGACTCATGATTGGTAATGCCCTTCTCAAGCATTACCTTTTCCACTTCTTGAATATCATTTTCACTGGAAATCAAACCCTTCTTCAGCAAAGCCTGACGGCGACGCTCAAGTTCGTTGAGCGCATCCCTCTGTTGCAACTTCGCTTCCAAAGATTGCACACGATCCTCAGCCCTTTGCAGAGCGTGATTGGTGTTGTCTTCAATCTCAATTTCAGGAATCGGCATATCCGGCCGAGCCTCGCGAGTAAGGCGAAGAAAGTTCTTGCGAGTCTTGGGGTTCTCAGCCAATTGCTTGGCGAGCATTGCCAGTTCGTCGCGTGCTTCTGGGGTGAGATCTTCTAGTGACATGATTTTGCCCTCTTAAATCAATTAGATAACCTTGCGGCCATCACCAGGCTTGCCAAGAGTCATCTTGTTCTTGGAGCCAATCTTGCTACCGCCGTCCAGACCACCGTACCGAGCGAAACGCGGCGGGTTGACGATCTGACCATTGTCTTGCTTATCATCAAGCGGCTTGCGAATCGTTGCAGCGCCGCGAGGCTTGAACAAATCCATTTGGATTCTCCTTACATGGGTTGAGGCCGCTGTTGCAGCCCTGGGGTTGGCGCGGATGCAGCGATTCTTTGCTCAGGCGATGCGCCTCCCGCCTGCGGCAAAGTCGAAATCATTTGGAGAATTTCGGCGGGTACCAGCTCACGAGTTTGAGCCTCACGCGCACCGAAAGCAGTGCCTAGCTTCTTCATGATCTCAAGGATGGCCTTGCCTTCCTCAGAATCAGAACCAAAAGCGGGCAGAGATTGTTGGAGCAAGTCCATAGCCATCTGAACATTGATGCGAGCGCCTTCTTTGTTGCCAGCCTTCGGCTCCGGCGTTGACATCGGAGAAGCCATCGGGGGCGCTTCGCTTTGTTGCTGAGTCGGAGCGTTAGGCGATGCAGGAGCAGGCGGGGTTGCGCCAGCAGAACCGCGAATCAGACTCATCACGCTTTCATTTGCATCAGCCATACATCATCCATAAATGCGAGTTATCAGGGGTATATTCCTAATAACCTTAGTTGTCAAGTTGGGAGCGGAGTTTCCCCCGCCCCCAGGTTCAGCGCTTAGCGCTTTGCCTTGCGCGACTTACGAGCCTTGCGAGCCATAATTGCCTCCTAATAGAGAGACGGCCACTTAAACAGGGGCAAGCAGCCAAGCCCCATTCCCTCGCGGGAAACCTTACCGGCGGGTCTTACGGCCGCGCTTCATCTTGCGAGCGTACATATCAGCTTCTCCCATAATTGCGGTTGCCACGGCTAGTACTGGTCTTGATCGCAGAGCGATTGAAGCTCAGACTAGGATTGCTGCGCGTCATATCTTTGACGCCCTTATCAGTAACTCTGGGTTGATCAGCTCTGCTGACCGCCTTCTGCTGGGCCACTTTGTGCCTCCTGGGCTTGTTGAGCCTGCTGCATAGCAGCCTGCTTCTCTTCCATCTTCTTCAAGTCTTGCTTCAAAAGCTGCTTCATGGGCGCATCCACAAGATCGATCAAACGCTCCTTGCTGATAGCGCCAGCCTTCAGCAAATTGAAGGCCAACTGACGGCTATCTTCCATGAAGATCGGCGAGTTGCTATGTGCGTCCACCTTAACGACATAGTCTCGCGTGAATTGTTCCGCAATGAACGGCATATTCTCTACGTCTTTGTAGTGAGTGTCGTCATAGGCTTGCAGCATTTTCATAAACAATGTTGCAAGTTTTTCCAGACTGTCCTCAACAATCAGAGCGCGTTTTTTAGCGCGGCTAGAACCAAGACGCGCCAATTGACTGGCGTGTCCGGTAGAGCGAACGCCCGCTTCACCCTTACCCGACAAGACGTTGGTGATGCCGCTCAGTTCTTCGAACATGCGGTCAATCTCGTTAATCTCGCGGAACAGGTCGTCAGGCAGGTTAGGCGCCATACGCTCAACTTTGGCGTTGGGCATATC